ACAAACGAAAACCAGAGGGGTAGCGTTATGAGTAACGAGGAACAAGTAGCCGACATGGCGAACGAACCGACGTACGCCGAGGCCGTCAGGACTGGCGAACGAGATAACACCGAAGCCGAAGCCGAGGCCGTCAGGACTGGCGAGGATGGCACGCCGAAAGATTGGCAGGCCGAAGCCACCAAGTGGAAAGAGCTAGCCCGCAAAAGGGAAAAGGTAGAGGAACGCCTAGCAAAGTTTGAGGCCGCCGAACAGGAACGCGCCGAGGCCGAGAAGTCGGATCTCGAACGGGCCCGCGATGAGGTAACAAACGAACGCGAAGCACGCCTAGCACTTACCCGCCGGGTAGTCGCCGCCGAGCATGGGTTACCGCCCGAGCTCGCCGCCCGCCTACAAGGTACAACCGAGCAAGAATTAAACGACGATGCCGCCGGCCTCGCCGAACTCATACCCAAAGCACAAACAAACCCGCCCGCAAAATTGGCCGGTATCGGTACCGCCCCCGGCGTGGCCGAGCTCGACCCGCTGGCAATGCACCGCAAACTAACCGGCCGATGAGGCCTCAACCATTGGAGTAACAGAAAATGTCAAACTCACTTGTAAACGGCAACCAAGTTGCCAGCGCCATGCTTGGCGGCCTCGTTGACGCCGGCGTACTTATCAACGCTTGCTACCGTGACGCCGAAAGCGAAATCGTGGCAGGCAAAGGCCAGACCATTAGCGTACGCCGCCCCGTTACCGGTATCGCTACGTCCTTTACCGGTACAGCCACGGTTAGCGATCACGACGAGGACAACATCTCTCTAACTTTGGATGTTCAGCCGTACGAACAGATCAAGCTTTCGGCGCGTGAGAAGTCTCTTAACGTTGAGGACTTTTACCCACAAGTTGTGGCCCCACGGTTGGCCGGTATCGCCGAATACATCGACTCGGTTCTAGCCGACGTTCTCGGAACTACCACCACGACAGCGGTTACCGGTGCGACTGCCGCCGCCGCCGCTACTGCCGGGTTCGCCGCTTTGGGCGATGCCAAGGTACCGATGAGCGACCGTTTTCTAGCTTGCTCGCCTACGTTCGCCGCCGCACTCTTGGCAGATAAGGCGCTTATCAGCGCCGATGCCCGTAGCGATATGGGCGCCGCAATGCAAGAGGCGACACTAGGCCGCATCTACGGTTTCACCGTGTTGGTTTCGTCCTACGTCGCCGACGCTTTCGCGTTCCACAGGAATGGCCTTGTAGCCGCTTTCCGTACCCCCGATATGCCCGTAGGCGGCGCGACCGGCTCAACCGCCGCGGCGTTCGGACTCTCGGCCCGAGTTGTTAACTCGTGGGATAACACCAAGCTGGCCGACGTACTCACCGTTGACACCCTTTGTGGTTTCGCTTTGGGCGGTTCGGCTTATGTGGTGCCCGTCGCTATCGACTAATTATGGCTATCTCTCGCCGGCTATCCCGCCCGATAGCCGGCGAGGTTAGATAGCGGCGGTTGACCGCGGGCGCTCGTTCACACCTTGCACCTATCTCAACCGCCGCTATCTAACCGAACCACCACCGCCGACCCGAAAGGTAAACCGATGGCATACGCCAGCGCCGCGGATCTCGAAGCGATACTCGGCCGCACCTTGGCCGAACTCGAAGTAACCCGGGCGGTAACTATGCTCGACGTTTCTAGCCGGGCTATCGACGCCCACACGAATGGCCGCACCGTTGACCCCGACGTACTGCGCACCGTATGCCAGCTATCTACCCGCCGGCTCTTTGAGCGCCCCGACGGCGTTAGCCAAGAAACGCTAGGCGATTGGTCTACAAGCTACGCCCCCGCCGGCATTCTCAACGATGACGAGCGCGCCATGCTTGACCAAGCCGGTAGCGCCGGTACCCGCCGTGTTACGTTCGGATCGCCGCGGACGAGCTCGGGCACTTGGCATATCACCGACACCGGAACTATAGAATGAGTTACGCCGAGTTACTCAAAACCCCGGCTATCCTCGGCACGTTTTCGGCGGGCGGCGCCGATGAGTACGGCGACCCCGTAGAAACCTATCTATATACCCCGGTTCTATGTCACCTGGCTAAAGCGGCCAGTACCGAAACCGGTGAGAATGTAAGCGGCGAGCAGTGGACCGTGTACCTACCGGCCGGGCTCGAGCTCGATAGTACCGCCCAACTGATTATCGACGGCCAACCGTGGGAACTTGACGGCGAACCGTTACGGGCGATTAACCCGCGCACCGGTTCACAAGTTCAGTCTTGTTTAGTTAGGCGGGCGACGGCGTGAGCTTGGCCCCGAAGTTTGTTTACATACCGCCCGCGAACGATAACGAGCTTACAGAGGCGCTCGGGCCGGCACTGCTAACCGTGGCCGATGCCGTGGTGCAAGAGCTCGACGACTCAACGAGGTTTAACCGCCGGCGAGCGTTTACAGAAAAGGCGTATACCGAGTTAACCGAAGCCGGCACCGTCGAAGCCGGGACCACTTGGAAACTTGCCCACATCTTTGAGTTTGGCAGTGCGAAAACTGAACCGGGCGGGCATATGAGAAACGCCGCCGAGATAGTCGCCAACGACGTAGGCCGATACGAGCCATGACCTACGAGCACGTACTAGCCGTAGACGTTGAGCGTATCGTTTCGCAGTTCTTGCGAGATAACACCGCGGTAACCGACCTCGTAGGCCAGCGGGTTTATAGCGAATTACCGAAGGCCGTACAGTGGCCGGCAGTACGCCTAAACCGTGTAGGCGGCGGGCCAGCTACACGCCCCGCCAGGCTAGACCTAGCCCGCATACAGGTAGACGTATGGGGCGGCACAAAGGCGAACGCCCGCACTATTGCGGCCACCGTACTGGCCGTCATTGGCGAAGAACTACCCGGGGTTTATGACGAGGGGGTATCCGTCATTACTGCCGCCCGGTTAGGTACGCTTCGGTATTCGCCCGATACAACTTTTACACCGGCGAAGCCTCGTTACATTAGCGAGGTAAGTATTTATTCTCACCCCAACTAGCCGGCCGCCCCGGTTAGAACAATGAAAGAGGTTGCCCCTTATGTCTCAGAATGCAAGCGAAGTACGTATAGCCGGTAACGGCGGGCTCTATGTGGCCCCCGTTGGAACCGCTCTACCAACCGACCCGACCGAAGCGCTAAACGCCGCATTTATCGAACTCGGCTACTCATCCGAGGACGGCGTAACAATGACCCCGGCCCGCACTATCGAAAAGATTAAGGCGTGGCAGTCCCGCCAGCCGGTACGCACTTCGGTAACCGAGGAAAGCATTACAATCTCGACCGCGCTTATGCAGTGGAACGAGTCCACTATTGCAATGTTCTTCGGCGGCGGTTCGGTCGCTACCGAGGCAGGCCCCCCGGCGGTCTACACGTACACCCCGCCGGCGGCCGGTGAGATTGACGAGCGGGCGCTAGTGCTCGAATGGATCGACGGCCTATACACCTACCGGCTTGTATCCGAACGCGCCGCCGCCAGCGAGCTCGGCGAAGTTCAGCTAACCAGCACCGCCGCCGCTACCCTGCCTATCACTTTGGAACTACTCGCCCCGACCGGCGATGTACTCACCACCCCGTTTATTATCATTACCGACGACCCCGCATTTGCCGCGGCATGAGAGTAGACGTACTCGTAACCGACCCGGCCGGGCACGCCGAACCGTTAACCGTCACACTTGGCACGATTCGCCGGTGGGAATTGGAAACCGGTAAGGGTATTCAGCCGCTAATCGACTCCGGCCAAGTTGGTTGGATCGGCGACCTAGCATACGCCGAATGGGTACGCCGCCAGAATGACGGCAAGCCATACCAGGGCGGCGTAGACGCGTTTCTAGACGACTACCAAGTAGAGGCGGTAACAGCTACTACCCCTACTTTGCCGGTGCCCGAGGCACCGGGCACCGTCACCTAGCCGATATGTCTATAGCTACCGGTTTAACGCCGGCAGAGCTAGACGACTTAGACGCCAACGACCCCGCCATGTTTGAGGCCATACGAATGGCCGCGGCCGAATGGTGGCCGACAGAAACCGAACTAGCCGCCGCACAAGTGGAACTACTTAGCGCGCTTTTACGGGTAACACTTTCGGCCGCTGGCGTCAAAGAAAACGACTTACCACCGCTCGTTCATATCCCGCGCCCCAACGGCATGGAACCGCCGAAACCGAAACCGGTTACCGGGCGCGAGCTCGGCCAGTGGATGAGAGGCCGAAATAATGCCAGCTAATGCCGGTACCGTTGTAGTAGAGGTTGTAGGCGATCTCACAAAACTCAAAGGCGAACTAGCCGCGACCGTCGGGCAGGGCGGTATGTTCGGCGGCATTAACGCCGGGGTAGCTGGCATCGGTATAGCGGCCGTGGGCGCCGTAGCCGGCCTCGGCAAGCTTGGCGCCAGCTTCGACGATAGCTACGACAAAATACGGGTAGGTACCGGCGAAACCGGCAAAGCTTTACAACTACTACAGACAGACTTTAAGGCCGTCGTATCTAGCGGGCCCGACGCTTTCGATCAAGTTGGCATAGCTATAACGGATCTAAACTCAAAGCTAGGTCTAACCGGCCAACCGCTACAAGACCTATCACGGCAGATACTCGACCTGTCACGCATAACAGACACGGACCTAAGCGCGAATCTCGAAAGCCTTACAAGGTTTCTAGGTGACGCCGGCGTAGCCTCGGAAGATTACAGCACTGCTATAGATTCAGTGTTTAGGGCGAGCCAGTTAACCGGCCAAAGTGTTACCAGCTTGGCCGACGGGCTCGTAAAGTACGGCGCGCCATTAAGAAACTTCGGGTTTAGCTTTGAGGAATCAGCCGCGCTACTTGGCAAGTTCCAACAAGAAGGCGTTAATACTGAACTCGTTATGGGTTCGTTACGTATCGCGCTTGGCAAATTTGCGAAGGCCGGCGAAGATCCGGTAAAGGGGCTAGCCGAAGTAACGGACAAGATTAAAAACGCGGGCTCGGCGGCCGAGGCCAACGCTATAGCGTTTGAGACGTTCGGCGCTCGGGCCGGGGCAGATATGGCCGACGCTATCCGCGGCGGCCGCTTTGAGATTGGCGCCCTATTCGATCAAGTATCAAACGGTACCGACACTATTAGTACCGCCGCCGATGAGACAGCCGATTGGAAAGAGAAACTAGGCGAGCTCGGGAACAAAGCAAAGGTAGCGCTAGAACCGGCGGCGTTATCCGTGTTCGATAGCTTCGGTAAAATTATCGAAGCGCTAACGCCGACGATAGAAACCGCCGCCAAAGTGATAGGGAAAATTGCCGAAGCTTTCGCAGGTTTGCCGGCACCTATACAAGCGGCCATATTTGTGGCCGCGGTTCTACTCGTAGCTATCACGGTACTAGCCCCGGTTTTCGGGGCATTAGCCGGCGCCGTCGGCGGGCTCGGTACGGCGTTCACATTCTTGGCCGCTAACCCCATCGTTTTACTCATCACCGCCATCATTGTGGTAATAGGGCTACTGGCCTACGTCATCTACAAAAATTGGGATGACATCAAAGTATGGCTAGCTACTACGTGGGAATCTATTAAACAGACTGCTTCGGATATTTGGCAGGGGATACAAGCCGCGGTAGCGGCCGTCGGTGATTACATCCTTAATACGGTTCTACCGAAGTGGAACGAGTTTACAAACGCCATCGGCGTGGCGTGGGACCTGCTTAAAACGAAAGCGACCGAAGTATGGGACGGTATAAAGCAAACGATTCTAGACGCCGCCACCGGCATAAGTAATTGGATCAACGACAAGATCGTAAGCCCGGTAAAAACTGTTATAGATACGTTTGCCGGGTTACCAGAAAAAGCGCGTACCGCGTGGGACTCTGTAAAACGTGCTATCGGCGACGCGGTAGATTTTGCGAGCAGAAAACTAGACGAGCTCGGCCGTAAAATTGACAAGGCTTTAGGGCCGCTCGACGAGCTTGTAGGTAAAGCGGCCGGCGGTATCGGTAGCTTGCTCGGGTTCGATAGCGGCGGCGTAGTACCGGGCCCCCGGGGCGCCCCTCGTATCATTCTTGCCCACGGCGGCGAAACAATACTACCAACGCACAAAGGCCCGGTAAACGCTGGCGGCGCCGGCGGCGGCCCCGTAACCGTGAACCTATCTATAAACCTGTCTAACGCCAGCATACGAAACGAACAAGACATAGTTACTATGTCTCGAATGTTGGCCGATGAAACACGGCAGGCGCTCGCCGCTACCGGCCAGAAAGTGAACGGCCGATAATGGGCGATATTGTTGTAGCTACCCTCGGCGGCGTGAGCTCGGCCGACATAGATGGTTTAGTAATCACCGGCGTAACCCGGCAGATAACCCCGACCATACGAGACACCTACCTAGACGTACCGGGCCGGCCAGGTTCGTGGTACTTCGCCGAGGCGCCCGGCGACCGTGAACTAACCCTAGAGGTAGCAATAACTGCCGCCACGTTTGCCGAACGTAGGGCCGCCGCCCGCAAACTTGGCCGGTGGTTGTACTCAAACGAGCAACGCCAGCTAGTTCTAGATGACGAGCCCGGCCGCTACGAGCTCGCCCAACTAGCCGGCGCGCCCGAGCTCGCCGAACTAGTTAACCTTGGCCGCGGTTCGGTTCCCTTTCGCGTCGGCCCGTTCGCCATATCCGAAACGCTCGACGAAGCCACCGGCACGCTTACCGCTGGCGGCGACTCAACGGTAATAACCGTCACCCCGGCCGATGATCTCGCCGACACTATCCCGCCGGTAATCACTATCGAACCTACCGGCCCGCTCACCGGTTTCACGCTCGGGCTAGGCGGTAACGAACTCGTATACGACGGGCCTATAGCCGGTAGCGACGTAATCCTAATTACGACGGAAACGCTATCGGTAACGCTCAACGGTGACCCGGCGCTAACAAACGTCGCCGGCGTTTTCGGATCTCTTGTCAGCGGTGCCAACACTCTTACATGGGAGTCTGACGGGGCCGCCGTCATATCTGCAGAGTGGCGGGCCCGGTTCATCTAATGGCAGAAATAAACGCCCCGATAATATGGGTATCAGA